CGTCAGGTCGGACACGATGTCTTCCACCTTGGGAAGGGCCTTGGCTTCAACAGCCTTAGCCTTGGAGCTAAGGCGAGCGAAGAAAGCCTTGAGATTTGCGATAAGTTGGTTCATGTTTTTCCTTTTCCTATTTATGAGAAGCTGAGAGCATCCTCAACTTGAGCGTACAGATCATCCAGCGATCCGTTATTGTCGATCCGGAAGTCTCCGGGCTTGAATGTCAGGCCAGCTTCACTTGCGTGCTTCTCAGCCCCAGCTGCCACTTGAATTCGATTGTCTCGGTTCACGTGCCAGATAGTCCCACCAGCTTCACGAATCAAATCAGCTTCGTTGTCAAAGCGAAGGTCAGTGACACAGACGCTGTAGCCAAGTTCACGGAGGGTTTCAATCTTCCGACTTGCCACCAGCAGCCACACTTGATCGTTGATTTGATTCCTGCCCCAATCAGTTCCAAGAGTCTGAAGAATGTAGCGAGGAGTTCGTCCCAGCCAATCAATCATCTTCTCCTTGTCGTTGCCGTACAGCTGTTCGTCAGTCAAGCCGAACATCACACGTGCACCTTCCTTCAGGGGCTCAGCAAAGAAGACGCTACGGAAGTCGTGATTGGCCTTGAGGTAGTTGCCTACCGTATCCTTGCCGCTGCGAGCATAACCACCGATGCCGATAAGCTTGGTGTACTTCAGAGGCATCGTGCTTTGTTGTCCAAAGCTTTGAAAGTTAAGGTCAGTACCGATATTCAATCTCGTCCTCCTGTCAATTGTCCGTACCGGAACAGAAACTCCCTCTTAGCGAACTCAGGCGAATGCGGGACAACTCGGGTTTCAAAAGGCGTATGCCCTTCCCAATCCGGATGACTTACATTCGGCATCAAATCTCGCACTTCCGTTACGAACATCCGATAGTCAGCTGCCTTGACGACAACTGGCAAAGGGAAGTCTGTTCCGAACGTCTTCGCGATTGCCCTCTCCGTGGCTTGCTCAATCTTCTTGTATTCCGGAAGCAGAGCCTTCAAGTGCGTAGAAACGTCCCCAAGATAAGCCTCGCTAGCATCGTGTAGAAGAGCCGTTAGAGCCATCTCAGGTGGCACATGGTAGGATACCAGCACCGAGTGTTGTGCAACGCTGTAGAAGGCCCTTGTATGCCCTGTAAATCGACCTACGTTGGAGAGAGCATGTGCAATCTCCTCGATCTTGTAGGAATGAGCTTCAGGTTTAGTGAAATCGAACCACTGGCCTTCACTCGTCAGGATGAGGCTCACTTCTGATCCTCGTAGGCATGTTCCTTCACCTTCTTACCTAGCTCTCGCAGAGCATCAAACGTAGCACTGTTGCCCATTTGCAACACTTCCAACGTGTCCTTAACGTCTTCGACAGTTGGGCCATCGATAGGAACGAGGGTTGCTTCGATTGCAAACTCAAATGCCTTTCCCAGCCTGGGAGAATAGATCGGAGGTTCATACGGCAAGGATACGGTAGGCAGGACTTGTGGTCTTGATCTTGAAATAGCAAACGTCGTTTGGCTTAATTTCTTTTGTACTCACGGGTTAAACATCTCCTTGTATTTCTTACCATGGGAAATCAACAACCCTCTGAGTTCAAAAGGTGTCGGTTTAAAATAGCCATGGGCGTTGAGCCACTTGACAAGCCTATTAGCTTTGATTCTGTGGTAGTTGAACAGCCCCTCCCTCAGGTAGCAAACTCCTTTGGGGAAATCATCAGCGAACTTCGTCAGGTATGACACCTTGAGATTGATGTTCTCTCTGCCGTTCGAATAAGCGTCTACCACTGCAAGTATTAGAGCATCGATTTGCTGGCTGTCTAGTGGCTTCAGAACAGCTTTGTGAGCTTTGTAGTTGCCCCTACGTCCGGCTGTTGCCATCAGGTTCCGTGCCTATCGGTGTAGCCCGCACCCTGACTGTTCAATTCTTCCAGCTGGGCTTTGCGGTAATCACAAGCTAGACGAAAAGCCTCTTCCTCCGTCCGTCTAGCTACACAGAACGTTTTACTTTTTTGTATTCCGTCCAGGGTTCTCCATTGGGCCGAATACTGTAGAGTTCCGTGTCTACTCATGCGACAAGTTACCCCCGTCACACCTGTTTTGTTAGTCACCCTTTTCTTACAGTTACGCATATTCACAGCGTGTGTCACTGCTCTCAGGTTTCCAATCTTGTTGTTATACCCATTCCCGTCCTCG